GCCACCCTGAATTAATGTGGCCATATCCATGTTACCAAGAATGGCAATTGCAGCAACCATGACAAGTAGCGATAGTGCAAGAATACCCATAGCTTGACCGGCTTTTAGAACATTCTCACTTGGGAAGGCTGAAAATATAGTCAGGAAAACCAAGATACCAGCGAGTGCGATTCCACCTTGAACGAGAGCTTCTATGGGCATTAATCCAAGAATTGCGATTGCTCCAGCCATAGTAACTAGAGCGCCAGCAAGAATATTCATGGCAACTGCCGCTCCTATAAACTTCTTAGGATCAGTCGTCAATGCATCTAGAGCGCCAACCATAATCAACAGACCCCATGTCAAAGCAGCCATCGCTGGGATTAGACGATCAGGTTTGACTGAAGCGAACACAGCTACCGCTTTACCCAATAATAGTAAACTTGACCCTAGCAAGATTAGTGCTAAAGCAATTGCGGGCATTTTAAGAACACCCTCACTAGTTGTCAGTTTGGAGATTCTATCCATAGCGACTACGATTACACCCATGGATGCTACTAGACCAATGACTGCGGTGCCCGTATCTTCGAATTTAACCTTACTCAACAACCAAAATGCTGCGGCAAGAATGCCAATTGCTGCGGCAAAGAACATCAGAGATTTAGAAATCTTCATGATCACGTCACTCTTTGTGTCTTTACCGAAACGTTGAAGTGCGCCGCCTAATTCGTCAAAGCTACTACTCAGACCATCTTTAAGAATCTTCAAAATACCACGAGATTCATGTCCAATAGCAAGGAAATCAGAAAGCGATTTTGTAATATTGATGATCATTTTAATAAAACCACCAGAGGCGATACCAGCAAGAAGTGTCGACCAATCGAAGCCCCTGAACAGTTCGGCTAAGCCGCCCTTCAAATCGCCAAATAAATTGGAAAGAGTGGCTTTGATATTTTCTATCGTTTTACTCAGACCATCGAAGAATCCTGTACCACCACTGCCGAATTCACCCATTGACCCTTTGATAGATTCATAGATACCCTTAGCCCATTCCCAAGCATTTTTAAAGAAATCAGACATAATTGCGCCGAAATTCTTTAACTTCTCAAGCATTCCACTAAACGGATCGAATCCCTCGAAGAGATTCCCACCGCTACCGTCACCAAGACCAGCCCAGAATTCAGAGATGACTGTTGTGGCATTGCCGATGACCTCAAGGAGTTTTCCAATGCCGTTTTCACGCAACCAAGTAAGCGCATCGTTGACTGTTGTTACGATATCAACACCAGTACCAACTTCGGTGAACATCCCAAGGAAGCTGGTAGCTACTTGTGAAACCAGATCAAGTACCGGCTTTAATACAGCCTTGAGCAAGTTGAACACACCGATGACTACTTGGACGATTCCAGGTATAGCTTGGAATACGTTAGATATAACACTACCAACAACTCTCACAACGGTAAAGAAACCAGATAGTATTTTCTTAAAAGTATCTAAACCTTTAGCGCTAGGTGTCAGCCAGACAATCAAACTCTTAAACGCTTCAGCAAGAGAAACCAACATCGACTTTGCTTCTGGATCAGCAGGGAAGGCTTCCGAAAAAGCTTCGCCGATTGCTCCGAAAACTGCGTTTGCGTTGTTGTTCAGAAGCTCAAGACTCTCCGCAACGATTTGAATAGTCTGGACAATCGGTGTTTGTTCCTGATTACCAGTCTTTGCACGCTGTTCTTTGTCTACAAGAATTTGTGGCTTTTTGGGCTCCTTACCCTTTTTACCCTTAGCCTTGTACTTCTTCATCTTGTCATTGTACTTCTGCTCTGCAGCAAGTTCTTTATCTTGACGTTTCTTGGTTGCTGCAGCGAGTTTTTCGCCTCTTCTTGCTCCCTCGGTGAATTCTAACTTTTCACCCTTTTTAAGCTTGTCTTTCTTTTTCTTGTACTTCTCGTAAGCTGCAATATCTTTACTGTATTGACTGTTTGGTGACGCCTCAAGAATACCAACTGCTTTTTCGACGCCCTTTAGGAAGGCTACCGTAGATTTGCCTTCGGCCTTTTGTAATTTACCCCAAAGATCGATCAGCGGATTAAGAGCTTTAGCAACACCATTAATGACTAATCGAAGTTGGTTAAAGACATCCCGCTGCTTGTCGAATACCGGCGTTACAAAACTTGCACCAATACGAGACAGCGCCGACTTAACGTTTGACAGTGAACCTGCGTAAGTCTCATTAGCCTTGGTGGCCTGAGCGCCAAAGGCGCCGTCCATTGCTTTGGCAAAATCTTTAAAGCTTACTTTACCTTCAGATACCATCTTACGAATATCTTTTTCGGTAAGTTTGGCGCCTGTGCGGCCTTGATTGAAGAAATCAGCAAGGGCTTGTGCAGCATTGAGTCCTCGAGCAGAAATTCGGTTAAGCTCGGAGGCCATCAATCGACCGTTACCTGCCACCGTGGTAAAGATTTGTGCGATGTCATCATACGAACTACCGGTCATGGCCGCCACACCAGAGATACCTCTTAGTGACATTTTCATATCTGTGCCGGCTTTTACAGAAGATGCTGAAAGTTGCGAGGCCGCTTTAGCTGCCGCATCAATTCCAAAAGCAGTGCCAGATACGGCATAGTCCATATCTTTGTAGAGCGCATTCCAACTTTTACCGAGACCGTCGATCATGAACTTGGCTTGTTCGATGTTCTGAGCTCGACGCTTACCACCTTCAATAAGTGGATCCATGATGGCATTAATCGAGTCTCCAGCAAACCCCATAAGTGCGCCAGTTAGATTATTGATTACGGACAAACCAACAGCACCAAGAATATTAAATTTACTTGCAATATTCTGAACACCATCAACGATTGATCCCAAATCAACATTTTTTACAGATTCAGCCACACTATCTAAACCACTAGACGCATTCTTAAGTTCAAGAGCATCGTTAAGATTTGCCAAGCTCTTAATTGTAGTATCAACGTTTTTCTCAAACGAAGCGTTGTTGAATTGCATATCGACAATGCGATCATCAATGCTGCTCATGCAGAAGTCACCACCTTCCAAACTTCCTCTGCAATACGATTAAAAATCGGTTCAATAGCGGGGTTGATAAAGTCACGCCCTTGAACATATCCGCCAGTACCTGTTCCGTGACCGTATTGAAGTAAGATTACTAGTGGTGTTCCTGCTACAACGTTATCGTTGTGCCAAGAAACTCGTGCGTTTTGGCTATCTATTTGTATATCATAGTACCAAGAGCTAGCTGTAACTCCACTATCAACTGGTGTATATGATATTAATGCATCAACACCTTCTTGTCCGAGACTTTCAAGACCGTTGAACATTTCGCGTTTTTCCATCTTACGAAGAAAGGCGTTGATGTTTTTAAAGGAACCTCGGTGTTTAAAAATAATCACAGAAACTCCTTTTGGATTGATTAGCCGCTTGTTCCGTATTTAGCTCTTCTTGCCGCGTTTAGTTGCCGCTGTCGTGAAGCAATTTCAGATCTACTCATCTTCTTTGGTGGTGTATTCTTGAGATTAACAATCTTAACCAATGTCAGAAGCTTATTCAAATGCCATGTTTCGGTAGGCTGAAATGGAATTTGAAGTGCCACCAACCAATAATAAATTAGTTCGGCAGTAACAAACTCTCCAGAACTTCTACTTGGTGTTGTTTGGTTAGAGAACGTTGTTGCTGTTCGTTTTGCGCTGATATACTCATTGATTGCGTTGTAATGTTCTGCCGTTAAAGCAAACAATACTTCTTTTGGTACATCCTCAGTCAGTAACATACACTCTACATAAGATCGAACTTGTTCATTTGTTTTTTCGACATTGTTCAAGAAAGGAATTTCCCAAATTTCCTCCCATTTTGATAGGGAGACTAAGGAATGCTCCAACTCGAGTTTCATTGTTGGAATGTCGCTGAATGTTCGAGTTTTTTCATCGAAGAGTTCTCTTTCCTCAATGTTAAGTATCAACATTCCTTAGTCCCCCTTCAAAAAACCTACGGTGTGTAGGTAAACGGCCAAGAAGCCGGGGCACCAACTGCGAAGGCGTAACCGGTGGTTGGTGTGGCAGTAACCGTTTCGTTCTCGGTGAGTGTGTAGGTCCCGGTGACTACGACATTGTCAACCTTGTAAGCAACACCAGCCTGCGACGGAATAGTGATAACGTTACCGTTCTGTGTCGGGACTAGCGGTGTGATTACATCATCGACCTCAAGAAGTTCAATAATTTCACCCGGAAGTGGGAGATGCGATGGACTACTACTGGTGCCATACAGTGCGTCTTCGAGTGATTGTAGCTTTCCTTCAGAAATCTTGGTTGAATCAATAGTCATAGTGGCTGACGGCTTGTAACCAGGAACCGAAGTCGGGGTTGTCGTGATCTCCCAAGAAAGAGCCATGGCTTCTGGTGAATCATTCACCGTAGCGTAGGCCTTCTCAGAAGGTGCAGCCAAAGCATTCCACACAAGGTGGATCTTCTTACCTGCATCTGTGCCAGCAGTGTCGTTACCAATCAACGTCTCATAAGAGAAGCCGAACGGTTTGCGAGTTTGCTGACCGATTTTGACACCAGGAATTACCTCGGCACCACCATCACACTGGTCAAATTCGTCAGGAGCCGTAAAAGCTTCAATTGTACCACCAAATTCCTCGGCGGACAAGAGATTAACATACACCTGATTATCGGCGTACTGCTTGTTAGATTCCGCACCAGAAGGTGATTCGGTAACAGCCGTCAAGCCGTTCCACGCAACACCGGCTGGATACAGACCTGCATCGTTCTGAACGAAGAGAACACCATGCGAAACGCCTGTTTCGTATCTCCGCTCTCCCGTCTTATCCCATTCAAGTCTCATTATTTGTTCTTTCTCTAGTAGTAAAGATTGTAAACGTAGTGGTTTAGATTGTCAGCCCTGAAATGTCTGGAAAACCGACAAAGAGGTAGTTTTTTGACTTTTTTACGCAAATCATTATCTGGATCTGAAGCAATAACTGTAATTGTATATCGTTCTTTATTCAGATAAATATCATTATTTGCGTACTCTTCATACATGTTGTCCAATTGATAAAGTATACAGGGATACTTCATCTTAAGGTTTTCAGGTTCTTGGAAATATACGTTAACCGTCCCCAGACTCAGAAGAATCTGATGTAGATTCGTACGTTGGCCCGCCATAAACACCCCCCAACCTTAAAATGAGGCGAGGGTTCTCTACATCGACATTTACGACTTTCCAGAGAACCCCCGCCCATTTGACATACTTCATGGCAAAGAAATGTTCATTAGCATAGGCATCGGCTATAATACTGATAGAATTACCAACAGAAATATCGTCATTAACTTTATCCCCGTTGTCCAGCTTTCGGCTGTTGCGAATCACGTCACCGTAGTAAGGATACTCTACGATCCTTGCAACCCACACGCCAGGAGCTTTCTCTTCAGTAAAACCATAACCTACTGGGCCATAGAATTTCTTTGACATGAAAGTTCCTTACTACGGAGTGTAAACGAACGTCCAGCTAGTGTTGGTGTTCGACGGGAAGGTGTAGCCGCTGGCCGCACTAGCTTCGACCTCAGTGGTCTCGGTGATCACGACGCTACCGGTGACAGTCCCGTCATCAATCTTGTAGACCACACCAGTGACGGACGGAACCGAGATGGTGTGCGTCACAGCGTTGTAGGTCGGAGCAGTCGGAGTCGCCAGAATGCCGATCTGACGCTTGATGACGACGGCCGACTTCGGCTTGGTCAGCGCGCCGGAAATGCGAGACTCCAGCAGGTACTTCAGCTGGTTGTAGTCGATGTCGAAGTCGTCGAACATCGAAACCTGACCACCCTTGTCTGCACCAATGGTGTAGTCGGCTAGGTTGACCAGGATACCAACGATCTCCGGGTAATCGACCATCGGCTCAACCGGGACGATCTTGGCGACGCGCAGCGCGGCAGCCAGCTCGGCTTCGGTGTTGTAGAGACGACGACCAATCTTGTCCTTCTGCAGCATCATGTCCGTGAGGAACTCATCGGTGGTGTAGAAGTTCGGACGACCAGAGCCGCGGTAGTACACGTGCGCGCGAAGAATCGCTTCGATCACGTCATTGGCCGAGGTGTTCGACTGAACGACAACCTTGTGCGCATACATGTCAACATCGTTGGCAATCGGGCGGAGGTTGTCTTCGTTGAACTTGTCTTCGTCCTCCGGATCGCGACCGTCACCGAGGAGGATCGCACGAGCGATTTCCTCATCGAGCATGACACGCATCTCAGCCTTCATCCAAGCGATGACGTCGATGTCTGTGATGTCAACGACATCGTCACGATCGAGCTTCTGCTTCTTGTAGATCGTGGCCGGAGTGGTCACGCGCTTGAGCAGCTTGATGATCTCGTCCTTCTTGAGGCTACCCTTGACGTAACCCTTGGCACGAGCCTCGTCGGCAGTGATGTCAGCGACGATCGACTTGATCCGACTGAACGGAGAGTGGCGGGTACCATTGATCACTTCCTGGACCCACTCCATCCGACGGGAGAGGAACTCTGGGGTAGCTGAAAGAGCCCTGGCATCAGGGAAGAGGAAATCGATGTCGTCAATGCCATATTCCTGTGCGTGTGCAAGGAATGATTCCTTCAAAGAACCAATTCGATCGGCATCTTTAACAATTGTGGACAGTTGATCATGTGTGAGCGTAGCCCGAGGAGTGGAGGTCTTCTCAGTCTGCTCGAAAACATTGCGGGTCATTGGACCGCCTTCCTGGTTGTGTTGAAGAGATTCCGAATCATTATCGGTCTCTGAAACGCTACGCTCGATGCTAATTTCGCTTTCGTTTGAATCATCGTGCTTTACGTTGTTCTTGCCATCTTTGTCGTTGTCATCATCTTCGTCATCAGAATCATCTTCGTCATCATCGACATCACTGCCTTCAATGACCTTCCCCACGATGTATTCCACAACACCTTTTTGTTCTTCAGTCATTTCGGCGTAGATCTGTTCCATGGTCTTATCTTCGGCCTTTACGGCTGCATGTTCGATAGAACTACTCTCCTCCACAACATCATCCTCTTCATTTTCGACTGTTTCGTTTGAATCGTCATCTTCGTCGGCATGAAGGAGTTCCAAGCCAGTAAGAATGACGGCTTCATCCAGCAGAGGTTCGTAATCATCGCCATGTGCGAGATTGACGTTGATGATGTTTGCTCCGGAGTTGGCTCCAGCCAAAACTAGACTTACCTCCCGGATCATACCATGAAGAACTTGCTTTGATTTCTCTACCAGTTGATTGGCAAAGATAGATAATTGTGTGAGATCTCCATGTTGAACGGCGATCTTGGCATCCTCGGCCTTCGAAGTGCTGTTGAAGTAAGCGTCTGCCCAGACACCATCTTCTTTATTTGTCAGCAAAACATGCCCAAGAACATTGTCCGGGGAATCATGGCGATGCTGCCATACGAGAGGCACTTTAACGCCATCCTGGTGAGCGAATGCGTTCGCTAGGATGGTTCGGCCGTCGGAGCACTTCAGACCCGCTTTAGTGGCGTAACCACTAAAATCTGGTTCCATTTTGAAGTTTTCCTTTCTTCCTATTTAATCGACTCTACTTGAGTCTTATTCACTGCCTCTCGAAACCTCGAGGTGAGTGTCTTGATTTGCTGATCCATAGCTTCCGATGTGTTGGACTCCTTCTCTATCTTCTCTACTTTTTCTTCACCAACAGAAGTTGATCCATCAGCCTCTTCAACAATTGGCATGTTACGGTTACGAAGTTCATCCGACTTCGGATTCATATCAGGCTTTATACCAATGATAGTTCTAATGTCGTTCGGTGAAAGAATCTCATTACGAGTGAATTTATCACCGATCTCCGCGATCTCAGTCACAGCAACAAGCTTGAATGGATCTCGGAAGTACATAATTGATTGGCGCTGTGTTCTGGCGGTCTTTGTTAGAAACGAGCGTTTCAATCCTTCAGAGATTGCTCTAAGAACTGGATCAACCGTTCTGTTATGATAGTTAAGCATTGTTCGTTCGTCAGCAGTACCATCGAAAACTGCTGGTGTAAGGCCCAACTGAGCATAAAGCATGGCGGTAAGATATTCGACCTGTTGTAGCATATTGTTTTCTGCCGGTCGATTCAATTGGGTAATTCGCTCACTACCATCGGCGTAAGCAATACCATACTTTGATCCTGTAAGTTGCATTTCGATATCTTTTCGACGCTTCTCAGCTTCGTTGCGTCGAGCTTCTGTTCGAATTGTATAAGGAAGTTGGATGATAATGTCCAATTTACCAGAAGCAGCTTGATCATCAAGCGTATCCAACATGTTCAACTTGCGAATCAATCGTTGAAGAGTCGAGTTTGGTTCGTTCATTACCGCATATAGTGGATTTTCAATGATTGCCACCATACGTTTTGGTAAGATAAGTTCTTCTCTTCTACCACGATCTTCTGCGTCGTTATAAACACTTACTTTGACATGTCGTGGATACCATTGTATAATTTCCCCAACACGCATTGTCAGGATGTCAAAATTACTTCCAAGAAACATGTCCCCGGTTGTATCTACTGGAACGACCGCGGCTACACCTTTATCGAATATAGTCATTGCTAGATCTTGTTTGAAAGCACTTGCACCTTGATCTAAATTAGCTTCTAAAGTTAAACAGTTATTTAAAGAGCTATTGATATCTTCCAAATATCTATCGTTATCACCAAGTCTTACATGCTTCAAATCAACCGCAGCTACGTCAATCCCAAGTCTTGTGTAGATAGAGGAGATGATTGTTGAACGTTCATTGCTTGATAGTAAGCGAGTTCGGTCAGGCCTATGTGATGAACTGGAACCATATCCATAATCGAAATAGGATCTTCGAATTGCTGGTGATTGATCCTGTTCTTCTTTACCGATAAACAAATTCCAAGATCGTTTAAGCCTCTCTCCGAACGTTTCTGCCATGAGTCACCTCCTTCTCTTACTCGAATTGATCCCTATTGAGCTTGAATGCGACATACGCATCGACTGTTGATGCGACATTATCGATCTTATCTTGAGAACGCTTCTTAAACAACTTTCGGTTACCGTTAGTATCCTCTTGAATGATTGCGTTTCCCATGGCAAAAGTCATTAGTTCTTCATCAAAGATTAAACCGCGATCTTCAGCAAGTTTCTTTATCTCCCCGAGTGGTACAGATTCTGTCCGAGCACCCTGAATGACTTTGACAATTCCAAAAGCCGCATTCTCTTGTTCCCATCGAGCCATAAACTCTTTGGCGTTGTATGGGTCGAAACCGACAGCTCGGACTTCATAGTCGCAATCAATGATGTGATTATCGATATCATCATAGACTTCCATCATGTCCAAAACTGATCCGGACATTACAATCAAGGAGCCTTCTTTAAGAAACTCCTCATACTTCAAACGCATTGCTCCCGGCAACTTAAGTAATGTGCGTTCTGTAATATAAGATCTAATCTTTAGCCCGAAACGTCCATTTGGTAATGGAAATAGAAAACTGAAGGCGCAGAAGTCGTCACCCTGAGAAAGGTCCAAACCCATTGCACAAGGCATTCCCCAGAAACGTTTTGGTCTAAAGGGTTCATGCGCTTGTGTTTCTTCGTACGTGAAGAAGTAGGTATAACCTTCCATTGGAATGCCAAATCGCTTGGCGAGGATGTCGTTACGTGCCGCATCTGCTTGCTCTGCACGCTCAACTTCCTCATGATAAGTTTCATAGGAAACCGTTCGACCAAGATTCGGATTGGCTTTTAACCACATGTTTGGATCGCCGACTTCTGCCAACTCATCAAGACGGTAATAGAATATAGACGTTCGAGGTGCATCATACTCACCTCGAAGAATCTTCATCAATTCCATTTTGATGTTGTCGCCCGCGCCGTTACGCACGGTGCCTTCAGAACTGATCGCAATGATCAGCCATCCATCAACTTTGGCCGCACCTTGCTCCAACGGAGTAATGACGTCTTCTCGGATGTCTCCAGAAAGCCATTCGTCAATGGTATTAATCTTCGATCGTAAACCCTGAAGTTTACTGATCGACATTGGGCGAATTTCAAGCAAAGATCCAGTAAGGAAGTTCTCAATACCCTTCTTTGTCGATGCAAGTTTGACTCGATTCGCTCTGGAACCAGTCGTGTTCTGCAATGACCCCTCGGTGAGAAACTTGAACAATGGACCTTTTGCTCGGGTAATCGCTGTTCGGAATGGAGATAAAACTTCTTCCGCTTGCTTCATTGTTGGCGCAGTCGTCACCTGATGTGTGGTTGTAACATCAACATTTAAGAAGTAACTTTGAATGAGTGATGCATACATCGACTTAGCTCCACCTCGAGCAACGACGAGGTATTGTTTCTGAGTCAAGCGTTTTTTAACACGTTTGTTTACAAACATACCAGGTCGACCATCTTGTCCTGGCGACCATACAGGTTCTTCAACAAAGTAATACCAACCGAAGATTTGCTCAGCCCACAATTTGAAGGTGTCTAAAAGATGAAGATCACTACCATCGGTAAGTGTCATCTCTCCTTCTGAATACAAAATCCAACCATTAATCGCGTTTTCATCATAATAAATATATCGATCTTTGATTAACGCATCAATGCGGTTCATCTCCATAGAGATTTCGCGATTGACAGGAATTTCACCACGCCTGACGGCCTCTCTGAACATACCATAATACTTTGGCGTTGCTGTGTTAGAGAGCGCCATGCGTCACCTCCTATCGCTTACGATACGCCGATAATTCGCTAAGGATTGAATCTGGCGTGTAGTTGCTGGCAGCATTTCTGTATGCGTCTTGTACGCTCTTAGCCGAAACATTCTGTTGCGGAGTCGGTCCTAGATCCAACAGAGAACTCTTAGCGCTTGGAACTGGTGTAAATGAAGCGCTGGTTCTAGGATTAGCATCCACCTCAGCAGAGACCTTCTGCTTACCGGCATCGCTAGTCTTTGATTGACTCCCATTTTGACTTGTTGTCTTCTGTGTATTTACTTTGGCATCAGGAGTATCAGCCTTAGCAGTTTTAACATTTGTCGCGTTATCTCCAACACCCTTCATTATAGCATTTGCCAACGATGGATTATTTTTAGCGATTGCGGCAGCAAAGAAGTATGTGCCAACAACTACCGCAGTTTTTACCATAAGCTGTCCAGCAGCTTGTCTTGTTGAATCCTTGATGATCTTCTTAATCGTTGATTCAGCCTTTGCGGCTTGTACTGGCTCTCGTTCGGCCAGCAACTGCTTGTAAGTTTTCTCCATCTGAAGACGATTGACGGCATCACGAAGCTCTTGGTCTGACATCGGGTTATCGAAGTTAAATTCGGTCTTTTGTTGTTGCTTTTGGTTGTTGGATAGTGTCCCGCCACCTTCATCCAGCGTCTTTCTTATTTCTTTAAGCTGTTTATCTACATAAGCCATCTCTTTTTTAGAAACAGATTCTGGAACACCCTTTTTTGTTGATAATACCAAATGGCCTTGTCGATCGGGTTCTCGACTTAGAATGTTTGCATCGTAATGAACCGGTAGAGATTTTCCAGAAGCAGTGTCTGTCATAGGAATAACCATCGGTTTGGCTTCGTGCTTCTTATAGAATTTATCTTCGATCGCTTGATCGCTCTTCTTAGTTGGCGTGACCATCTTTCGAACTGAAGCTAGTGGTGCTTTTTTACGAACAGCGTTTCCTTGTGGTCGACCACTACTGCGAGGATCATTCCTAACACCCCACTTCATACCTAGGATGCCGTAATGAGCTAAGAAGTTTTCAAAATCTTCCACATGCGCTAATGTCTCGATCGAAGTCTCTTCGTTAAAATCAGGAATAAACCCAACAAGATAACCGTTTTCATCCAACTTCAAAAGATAATCAGATTTTGTAACCATTGATACGTCGGCATGTCTAAGGGTTTTAACCATTTCATCTACCGTTGAATTTTCACCGACAACAAGAAACCCGATTCCACGATCTGCATCCAGAACCACTTTGGAGGAAGCGCCTTTAGGGGTTATTGAGCCAACAAAATCATTAAAAATGTTTTCACATTCATGATAATATGCCCTATTTGTAAAGCTATTGCGCTGTGAAGCTGGTGGATATTTTTTTGAAAGTTCATGGATAGGTCCATTTTTTCGAAGAGGACCTTTTCGACCATTAAGTTCTTTACGAATCTTTGCGGTAACTGTCTGGATATTAGCAACTTCGTTTAATGTTGGGCGTTCTCCAGATTTGGTGGCAATAGAAATGGGCGCTTTATTAGAGTTTAAAGTTGTCAAGCCAATAAATTTACGATCATTCCTAACACCCCACTTCATACCAAGGATGCCGTAATGAGCT